TCAGGGGAGGTTGGCGAGCCGCAGCGCGGGCGAGCGGGCGTAGCTGCCGATCTGGCGGGCCCAGACTTGCGTGCCCGCGGGCAGCGCAGCGAGCAGGGCCGGCTCGAACGTGAATTGCGAGATTGCGGTCTCGTACAGGGCAAGCGGAGTGCTCACCGGTCCGCAGCCGACTTCGTAACGCTCGCGCTCTTCGACCAGCGGCGCATCGACTCCATCGAGCCAGCGCCAGCCGCCGCGGGCCCGGCGGGTCCATCGCAACCACAGCGCGCCACTCGAGTCGAGTTCAGCCTGGGCATGGACCGGCGTGAGGGGGCGGTCTGCGATGCCGCGCAGCGCGATCGCCGAGACGATGGGCTGATCCTCTGCCGGGCCGATCGCGGCGAGTGTGGCGTCGCTGCCGAGCAGGGCCGAATCGAGCGGTACCAGCCGTTCGTCAAGCAGGATGACCGAAGCGCCCACGCCATGGCCCGCCAGTGCCGCGCCCTCGGTCCCGCCGCGCCCGCGCAGCAGACCGGTGAGTATCCATTCACCCGGCGAGGGCTCGACCGCATCGCGGAACTGAAGGATTTCCCCGCCGACCAGCAGGCGGTTCTCGCCATTGGCGATGCCGGTGCGGGTGGTTGGCGCCAGCGCCATGTCGGGATCGGCGAGACGCACCGAAAGCTGCGCCCTGTCCTCCAGCAGCAGCGAAGGCGACGGGTCCAGCGGGGCGAGCAGGGTGCCCATAACCGCGCGGGCCGGGCCGGCGGTGGCGAGCGGAACCAGCGCGCCGCCGCGATCGGCATAGATCGTCGCGCCCGACCAGCGGCCTTCCTGTGCCGCGAGCGCTGCAAAGACGGTGCCGCTTTGCTGAATGGAGCGCCCGTCCCAGGGCAGTTCGAAGGCCTCGAACAGCGTGGCGCCGGGAAGGCGGTCGGGTGGCAGCCAGGGCGTGCCGGGGCTGGCGGGCTGGTCCGCTAGGGTGCGCGGTATGTGGCGGACGAGCTCGAGTTCGACCCCGGTTTCGCGCCATTCCCAGCCCTCGACCAGCCACTGCGCGGTACTTCCCGCCAGCCGGACGCGGGTTCCGGGCCGCAACTCGGGGTCGAGCTCGGCGGTCCGGTAGTGCAACCGCTCGCGCGCTTCCAGGCGTCGCCCCGCGACCCGCTCGGCCAGAGCGCGTGCCGCCTGCGGCGATAGCGCGGCGGGGAATTCGAGCAGGCGCTCGGGTCCAGTGGGCGCGCGAGTCGCATGCCGCTGGACACCGGGTTGGTAGTCGCGCTCGACATCGTAATAGCGCAGCCCCGCGATCGCCTCGGCATCCTCGCCCTGCCATTGGTGGCGAGTACCCGCAGCCCGACCGAAATCCCCTTCGGGCGCGGCGATCGGCTCGGGCAGTTCGCGAATCGCGCCGAAGTTCGCGATGCACTGCAGCCGCAGGGGCGTAGCGGTGGCATCGGGGATCAGTCGCTCGACGCGGTCGAGCAGCGCCAGCGATTGCGCCACCGCGCCGCCTTCCAGCGCGAAGCCGTCGAGCCCCGGAATCGCAGTCCCGGGATCCGCCACGCCGCCTGCCGGCTCGAGCAGGACGCCGAGCAGATCGTCTCCGCTCCCGGCGAAGACCTCGAAGGACAGCGCCGGGATACGGTTGCCGAAATCCGCCAGCTGCAAATCCTCGAACACGACATAGGCGCGGCCGCGATAGGCGGGGCAGGGGCTACCCAACGCGGCGGCCATCAGCGGGTCGGGCTGCTGGTCGCCATGACCGCTGTAGAGCCGCATTGCGCCGCCGGTCTTGAGATCACCCGCCGCGCCGCGCAGCAGATTGCCATCGGCCCAGATCCGCCCGACGCCGTCGATCGGATGGCTCGCGAGCATCACCGCGAAAGACAGCGCATAACTGTAGCTGGTCGTCCTGGGCTGGCCCTTGCCGCCGCTGGTTGCGCTGCGCTCCTGCAACTCGGTGGCCCAGATGATAGTCCCTTCGACCCGCATCCGCCCGACCGGGCGCGCGATCGGCTGGCCATAGGTCGAGGTGGTGATCGACAGATCCCTCAGCCGCGGGCCTCCGCGCCTGCCGCTGCCGAATATCTGCCCGTCGATCTGGTTCCCGGCCAGCGCACCTATGGCGCCGCCCAGCGGTCCGCCGAGCACCGTGCCCAGCGCGCCGAGAATGAGTGTGGCCATGTTCGGCTCCTATTGGTCTGCGGCGAAGCGCCAGTGGGACAGCTGCGCCCAGTCGCGCGGGATCGGCTGGCGGACCACGCGACGCAGCCCCGCGTGGGCGAGGAGGATTGTGTCGGCATCGCAGGCGATGACGAGGTGGTGCTGCGCCGGCCCGGGGCGCAGCAGCAGGATGTCGGCGGGCTCGATCGGGGCCTCGACAGGCTCAAGCCCCGCGGCCCCGGCGAAAGCCAGCCAGCGGGAGATGTCGGTGTTGCGCAAGCGATAGCCCGCTGGCGACAGGTCAGACCCACCGCACCGCGCGAGCGCCAGCGCCACCAGCCCGACGCAATCGAGCCCGGTTGCTGCGTGGCGCCCGTGCAGGCGGAATGGCGTGCCGACCAGCGTCTCGGCCTCGCGCAGGAACAGGCCGCGATCCACGCTCATCGCGGCATCGGATATTGCGCGAGCAGGTCGTTGCCCGGCAGGAAGGGTTCGCCCTGGAAATTCGCCGCATTGCCGAAGCGGGCGCTGCAGGTCGCGATGGTGTGGTCGCAGCCCTCCAGCAGCTGCGCGCGGTCGCCGACGGCGCTGGCCTCGTCGAGCGGGCGGTCGAGCACCAGCCCCTGCGCATCGGCAGAGAGCACGGTTCCGCGCAGACCTGTCAGCGGTCCGTCGAGCCAGCGCAACTCCCCTTGCGCGAACAGCGCGGGATCGATCCCGGCGAAGCTCACCCGATTGGCTTCGCGGTCGAGCGCGGTCACTGCCGTCCGGTGGGTGAAACGCGCCGCCGACAGCGTGCAGCCGGTATCGCAGAAGCGCGCGCGGCAGCCCGGGCTGGTCCGCGGGATCGGATCGCGCGCGAGATCGACCTTGGCGGACTGCAATTGCGCGACGAAGCCGAAATCCTCCGCGACCAGGCCGGCGATCCGCCCGCGATAGAGCACCGAAACCGCGCCGCTCTCCCAGTCGAGAGCGCCGATGACGATGCGCGCGTCATCGTAGCGGCCGCGTTGCATATCCGTGGCGGAAATCGCCTCGTGGCTGAGCGCGCCTTCGACCTCGACGCCGTCGTCGGCGAAGCCGCTGCTGCGGCGGATCGAGGAGGGCACCATGCCGGGCGCGACGCGGTGGAGCACGCCGTCGAACCACAGGTCGCGGTCGTGGGTGGTGAAGCCCAGCGTCACCCCGTCGCGGCGATAGATCCGCCAGAAGCTCGCCACCGTGTCGAGCGCGCGGTCGAAGAAGACCCGTGTCATGAGGCGTCCTCGCGGATTTCGACCAGGGGAACCGAGGGCGCCTCTCCCGCCGCGAAGCCCGCGCCCGAGACATTCAGCCGGTCCTCGGCAAAGCGCACCGGCACGTCGAAATTGAAACCTGCTGCGACCTCCGCCCCGACAGCGGGCGCTGCGGCGAAGACCACGCGGCCCTTCTCGCCCAGCGTCCAGTCGAAGCGCTCGACCCCGGCCACGCTGACCCGCAGCGAAGCAGCGTCGGGGCGGGTGATCCGCCGCTGCTGCGCGCCGTAATGCTTTGCAAGCGCGAAGTCGGCGCGCAGCCCGTCGCCGGTGCCGAGGGGCTGGTCGGTCGGTGTCGGCACACCGGTCATGCCATTGGAACTGTGGTCGAAGGGATCGCGCAGGCGGAAGCCGGTCGCGGGGCCGTGGCGCGCGCGGAAGAAAGAGATCAGCAGCGCCAGCTCCTCCTCCGAGCGGATGCCCGGCCCGACATCGAAGCCCAGCCGCGCATCCGACCAAAGCGCGTTGCGGCGCTCGTGGCCCGAGGCGGTCACCGCGACCGCAGTCGAGAATTCGGGGCTCACCGTCGCATCGCGCCCCAGCGCGAGCGGATAGGCGATATCGTCGAAATCGTTCACATCGGTCTCCAATGGCAGGGGCAGGCGGGTGTATCCATCGCGCGCGACCTGCGGCAGCGCCCAGACATAGCGCTGGGTCACCCCGCGACGCCGCGCCTCGTCGAGTCCGGCATCGATGCGGCGCCAATAGGTTTCGGCATCGGCGGCATCGAGCACGAAGCCCGAGAGATAGTCCTGAAGCTCGAGCGGATAGCCCAGCCGTGCCTGGACTTCGGCATAGCCGCGGCGCCGCTCGGCCTCGGCGCCCGCGGTCAGCCAGTCGTAGTCCTCGAGCTGCAGGCGGTCGAAGGCGGGCCAGGCCCAGCCCGACGGCAGGTTCGCGCGTTTCAACTCGGGCATGGCGGGGTCGAGGATGGTCGGGGTGAAGGCCAGCAACAGCACCTCGGCGGGTCCGCTCGCCGCCTCGCGCACCGCCTGCGTCAGCGCATCGGTCGAGGCGGAGAGCAATTCCCCGAGCCAGTCGAGAAAGGCGAAATGCGGCGCATAGAGCGGCATTGTCATGTCGGGGATATGCGGCGGCAATTCGGGCAGCTGCGCCAGCACCGCATCGTCGTAGAAGCAAGGCGTGCCATCGGGCATGACCCACCACCAGGGCTCGCCAATCTGGAACAGCACCGGCAGGCCCGCCGCCTCGACCAGCGCGACGAAGCGCGCTGCGACCGCGCGCAGCCAGCCCATCGCCATTGCGTTGGCGGGCGAGAGCAGGTTCGAGGGAGGGTCCCAGCCGGTCAGCGCCGGCTGGCTGTAGAAACTCACTTGCCGCCAGGCGGCGGGGCAGTGCTCGGCGAAGAGTTCGTAGGACAGCGACAGGATCGGTTCGAGCCCGGCCTCGGCCAGCGCGGCGAAAAAGGTCTCGTGCCAGCGGCGCGCAGGGATACAGATTTCGCCATCGGCAGCGACCACCAGCCGGTCTTCGCCGGGTTCGAGCCGGAAGAAATGGCTCATCCCCAGATAATGGACCACGCGATCGCGGTAGCCGAGCTGCTCGATCTGCCGCACCAGCCGCGCCGGCGTCTGGTTGAAGGCATCGTCATAGGCGGTGGCCATCCGCTCGCCATGCGCAGGCAGGATGGCATCGCCCAGCACCAGCATCGCGTGATCGCCATGGCAGGTGATGGCGGTCAGCTCGGCCCAGCCCTCGGCGCGCTGCGGCAGCGGGGCGGTGCTCCCCGCGATATAGCCGGGCGGGACGAGCGAGATGAACATCCGGTCGATGACCGAGGGGTGGATCGGCTCGCCCGGCAGCCCGTAGCCCGATTGCAGCTGCGAAAAAGGCAGCACCACTGCGGCATCCTCCGGCGTGCCGCTGGCGTAGTTCCACAGCCGGACATACCACACCCGGTCTGCGCCCGCGGCATCGCGCCCCTCGATGGTCAGCGTCGGGCCGTTGGGCTGGTCGAGCGCGATGATCCCGGCCGAACGCCAGCGAAAGGCAAGCACGGTGTGCGCGTAATCGCGGTGCGTTTCATAAGCGAGCAGCGGGTGGTCGAGGCTGTCCTCGCTCGCCCAGATCAGACCAGCCAGCTCGCCCGCCAGATGGAATTCGCAATCCACCCGCAACGATTGCGGCCCGGTGGTGACCACGCTGGCCATCATCGGGCGCGGGAAGTTGATGGTCCAGAAGCGCGGGTCGAAACGCTGGATCGCGTCGCTCTCCTGCCCGTCGCGTTGGCGGGCCAGCCAGAATGCCATGGTCGGTGTTCCTTCTCTTGGCCGACTGTTCAGTCGAGCAGCGCGCGGCGGACCGCGCTGGCGATCTGACGCGACGAGCGGCGCAAGGCGGCGGGGGCGCTGGCGCCGCGTTCGGGGTTGAGTGCGATTGCGACGCGCACCTCGCGCGGCCCGGTGCCGGTCATGGGCGAAGGCTCGACCCGCCCGGCGCTGGCGGGGACGAACAGCTCGGGCCCGCGCTCGCCGACCAGATAGGGCCGCTGCGGCGCAACCAGCCCGCCGGTCGCGCGCCCGGGCAGGCCGAACAGCGCGCCCAGCGTGCCCGCCAGCAACCCGCCCACGCCACCGCCCGCGGCCGCGCCGCCGAAGATGGAACCGAGCCCGAGCTGGAGCGCCTGCGCCGCAATCTGGTCGAGCGCGCGCGCGGCGGCGCGCTGGAGGTCGTCGAAGCCCAGGCTGCCCTTGCGGATCGCGGTCAGCAAGCTCCTTTCGAGCACGCCGCCCGCGCGGTCGAACCCGTCGAGCAACTGGCTGTCGAAGGCGCTGCGCATCGTCGCGATATCGGCGGCAAAGCCGCTGGTGCTCGCGCGCACCTCGACCATCAGCGTGTCGATCTCGTCATCCATGGGACATGTCCTTGGCGATCAGCCGCGCGATTTCGGCCCGGCTGGGCGGAGTGGGGGAAGCGGCGGCAAGCAGCGGGCCGAGCGACAGCGCCAGCTCGGCGGGGGTGGCGGCCCAGAAGGTGCGCGGGCGCCAGCCGAGCCTTTGTGCGGCGAGACCGGCGCATTGCGCGGCTGAATCGGCGAAGCACTGGGTCATGAGCCCCGCAGGATTTCGCCGAGCAGCGTCCGCAGCGGCGCGGCGCAGCGCGCCAGCCCCATCGCCACCACCGCTTCGCCGATCTGCTCGCGGCTCGCCGCCTCGCGCTCGGCTAGGCAGTGCCAGAACAGCGCCGCAATCTCGGCGATCCGCAACTGGCCTTCGCCCGCGCGCTCGACCAGCGCGAACAGCGGGCCCAGCTCCTCCTCCGCCTGGACCAGTGCTTCGAAGGTCGGGCGCAGCACCAGCTTGCGTCCCGCCAGCTCGAGCGTGGCCTCGCCCCTCAGCGGATTCGCCGCGCCGCTCATGCCGGCACCACCGCGCCCGAGCTTTCGAGCTGGAGCGCATAGGTGCGCTCGCCGTTGAAATCGCCGGCATAGTCGAGCCGCTGGACGAGGAAGCGCCCGCGCATCCGGGCGCCATCCTCGAAGGACAATTCGTAATCGTCGAGCGTCCCCGCCAGCGCATGGCCGCGCAGGGCAGCCTCGGCGGCGCTGCCGAGGAAGATGCCGCTGGCGCTCACCGAGACCGAGCGCGTTCCCGCGCCCGAAAGCAGTTCGCGCCAGCCCCCCGATTGCTTGTGGGTCACCACCACCGTGTCGCCATTGATCGACATCTGCGTGGTTCTGAGGCCGGCGACGGTTTCGTAAGCGGCCGGCGGGTTGGCGCCATCGCCGATCTTGAGCAGGAAGGCGGCGCCTTTCTGGGCTGTCATGGGCATTACTCCGTTGGGGTTGCGAGCAGGCGGAAGGAATATTCGAGCAGCACGGCGCGCAAGGACCGGGGCCGGCGTTCGGCGCGGCTGCGCAGGAATTGGGTGACGACTACGCGGTAGCCCGGCTGGACCGGGGCGAGCGTGGCGATGCGGTGTTCGATGGCACCGATGGTCGCGGCCACGGCCTCGGGGTCGTCCTGCCGATCAACCAGTTCGAGCGCGATCCGGACCTCGCGGCCCGTGTGGGTCTTGCCGCTCCAGTCGGCGCTGGCGCTGGCGGCTATCCCGAGCCAAGGCGGGCTGGCGGCGACGGGGCTTTCCTCCTCAACCGCGTTGAGGGCCGCGGCGAGCGTGGCATCGGCACGCAGCCAGGCGATGAGGTCGGCGCGAAAGCGGCTTTCCATGGTCAGTCTCCTTTCGCGAACAGCGGCCAGAGCCGCGCGGCGGAGCGCCAGGCACTGCCGTCGCGGCGAGCGGCGCGGCGGGCCTCGCCATGTTTCGCAGCCAGCCGCGCGGCGTGGGCGGTCAGCGCGGCGGCGATGCTTTCGAAGGAGCCGCTCACAGCTGCAGAATCCGGAACGGCCGCCACAGAGCGGCGATCGCGGCGGGGGGCGCAGCGTCGCCGCCGCTGTCGCGGGTGCGGTAATGATGCGCGGCGAGGCGGATCACGCCCTGCGCGAGGCCCGGAGGCAGCGCCATCCAGTCGGTCTCCAGCCCTGCCGCGAAGCGCACCGCCAGATGCGTGTCGCGGGTCGGTTGCGCGAGCCGGATATGGCCGTGCTGCTCGCTGTCGATGCGGGTTTCGTAGCCCGCGGTCAGCGCGGTTCGCGTGCCATCGGCGGCGACCTGCTCGAGCGCCAGGACTTCGCGCACCGGCTGCGTGGTGAGCGGCTGCCAGCCGGGCACCGAAGGCAGAAGCTCCTCGAACCCAGTCGCCAGCGGCACCAGCCTTGTAAAGCCCTCGCACAGCGCCAGCGCGCCGTGGAGCATCTGGACCAGCAGCGCGTCGTCGCGCGCGCCGGTGATCGCCAGCCATTGCCGGCACTGGTCGAGCGGCGCCCCCGACAGATCGGGAAGCGCCACGATAGCCCGCGTCATGGCGAGACTCCTTCGGGTCTGGAGGGGAAGCAGGGGTTGGCCCGCCCGCGCCCCGCAGGGGGCACGGCGCGCGGACGGACCGGACGGGCGGGGCCAGGGAATGCTGGGGGGACCGCCCGCCATCGGGTCTTCGTCGAAGAGGCCTAGGCCTCGATCTTGAGCAGCTTGATCGCCGCGCCATCGAGCACCTGGCCGCCCACCCGCCTGGTGGCGTAGAAGTGGACGAAGGGCTTGTTGGTGAAGGGATCGCGCAGGATCTGCGTCGCGCTGCGTTCGGCGATCAGATAGCCGTGGCGGAAATTGCCGAAGGCGATCGGGCAGGCGCCCGCACCGACATCGGGCATGTCCTCGGCCTCGACCACCGGATAGCCCAGCAGCCGGTCGGGCTGGCCCTCGACCATTCCGGGCTGCCACAGGAAGCCGCCATCGAGCGTGCGGAGCTTGCGCACCGTCGCCAGCGTCGCCGAATTCATCACGAAGCTGGCACCCTGGCGATGGCCCGCTTTCAGCGTATGGACCAGATCGATCAGTCGCACCTCGGGCTCGCTGCCCAGACCCGCCGCATCGCCCGAGCCGATATATTGCAGCGTGCCGAAGGGGCGCACGCCATCGATAGCGGTGGTCGCGGGGGCGTTGAGGAAGCCCTCGGGCTGGTCGAAGCCGCTTCCGTTGACGAAGGCTGCGCCCTCCGCGCGGGCGAATTCCATCGCGATCTCGGCGGCCAGCCAGGCCTCGAGATCGAAACCGGCGTCGTCGAGCATCGCCTGGCTCGCCGCGGGGTTGGCATAAAGCTCGCCGGTCGGCGGGGCGATTTCGGCGAAATTGGGCGTGTCGGTTCCGGGCCGCGCGGCGGTCTCGCTGACCCAGCCGCTGGCGGTGCCGCCGGTGGTGACCAGCTTGCGATAGCCCGCGCTGCCGGTCTGGACGACCTGCGCGATGGCGCGGATCGGGCTGATTTCGGTCAGTTCGCGGGCGATCGCGGCATCGATCTGGCGCGGCACGGCATAGCCGCCATCGGACGGCACCGCGCCGCTCAGCGACTTGACCTCGGCCTCGCGGCCGCGGCGCAGATAGCCATCGACGAAGCCCTTCAGTTCCGGGCTTTCGGCTTCGGCGCCCGCCAGCGCGGGGCGCGCGGCGGCGCGGCCGATGCGGTCGACGCGCGCCTTCACCTCGTCGACATCGGAGCGCAGCGTCACGATGGCGCTTTCGGCGCGATCCTGGCGGGCGACGATGTCGAAGCTGGCCTCGAGCGGATCGGTGGCGGTGGTGTTGGTGTCGGTTACGGGCATATCCATGGGGCAGTTCACCTTTCGTTGGGGAGGGGAATGGGGTCTCAGGCGCGGATCGAATGCACCCGCGCGTGATGCTGCAGCGGGTGGGTCACGAGGCTGACCTCGAACAGGTCGATATCGAGCAGCTCGCGGCCGCCATCCGACCGGCGGAAGCCGCGCGCGCGGAAGCCGAAGCTCAGCCCGCTCACTGCGCGGCGCCGCAGCATCGCGCCTGCGCGGCACTGCGGGTCGTCGAGCATCGCGATCACGCGCAGTCCGCGCGCATCTTCGGCGATGCGCTCGACCCAGCCGATCCGCTGCGCGGGCCGGTGCTGCCAATAGAGCGGCAGCGGCTCGCCACGCGCGGCCAGCGTGCGCGCGAAGGCTCCGCGGCGGATCGTGTCGCGGGCCGCGTCGGCGCGGTCGAACAGCGCCGCGTATCCCGCCAGCCTCATCGCAGCATCTCGGTCACGCCGAGCCGCACCGCGATGCCGATCAGCAGCAGCGCCATCAGCCCGCGAAACAGCCATTGCAGCGCAGCCTTCCAGGCGCTCGCCTTGGCGTCGCGCCAGGCCGAGAGCAGCTCGCGCAATTCGTCGATATCGCCCTGCGCCTTCTCATCGCCGAGCCCGAGCCGCTTCAAGGCGCGCTGCGCGCCCAGCTCGCTCGCCTCCTCGACCATGGCGCGCAAGGTTACTATCTCGCCGCCCTCGGCGCGGGCCTGAGCCAGCAGCCGGGCGAGCATGTCCTCGGTGCTCATCAGGCGTTCTCCGCAGGGGTGGTGGTTGCGGCGGGCAGGCCCAGCAGCGCGCGTTTCTCGTCGGCGGAGAGGAAATCCGCTGCGGTGACCGTGCTCCACAGCGTCTCGCGGTCCTCCGCCAGCGCCGGAACCTTGTCGAGGTCGACATGCATCTCCGCATCCTCGAACCACGGTGCCAGCCCCGCCGCGAGCGCGTCGAGCACGCGTTTCGCCAGCGGCAGCAGCGTCAGCCGCCACAGCGCGCGGTTGGCCTCGCGGTAATTGGCATAGGTGTTGTCGCCCGGCAGCCCGAGCAGCATCGGCGGCACCCCGAAGGCGAGCGCGATATCGCGCGCCGCGCCCGCCTTGAGGTTGGCGAAATCCATATCGGCGGGCGAGAGCGCCATCGCCTGCCACGACAACCCGCCCTCGAGCACCATCGGACGACCGGCGTTGGCCGAGCCCTGGAAGGCTTGCGCCAGCTCGCTCTTCAACCGCTCGAACTGTTCGGAGCTCAGCCCCGCCGCCTCGCCGCCATCATAGACCAGCGCGCCCGAGGGCCGCGCCGCGTTCTCGAGCAGCGCGCGGTTCCAGGCGCTGGCGGCGTTGTGCACCGCCACCGCCTGGCGCGCGGCGCTCAGGCAGCCCGCGCCATAATGATCGTCCGCCGGGTGGAAACACTTGAGGTGGAGCAGGTTGGGCCAGCCCGCCTCGTCCTCGAGCGGGATCGTCCGGCTGTGCTCGGCCAGCCGGTAGCGATAAGCGGCGGGCCAGCCATCCTCGCCCGCCACCACGCTCATCCGCTCGGGCCGCAGTGGATAGAGCTCCACCGGCGCGCCCGCGCCGTCGCGCAGCAATTGGACATAGGCGTTGCCGTGGAGCAGCAGCTGCGCGGCCAGCACCTCGAGCAGCGGCTGGCCGGTGCAGGAGCGATCGACCAGTCGCGCCAGCGCCGGGTCGGCAATCGCCAGCGGCGCCCCGCCGACCCCCTCGGCGACGATCCGCACCGCGCGCTGCGACACCGGATTGGCGAGATAGGCGGCCTGCACCGATTGCGCATAGTCGAACGCGCCCTCGCGCGGCTCGCCGGCAAAGACACTCGCCCAAGGCGAGACGAAACCGCGCGTCAAAGGCACGCGAACAGGCCCCGCGCCCTTGAAGGCGGAGGCCAGAGTGGTGAGGAAGGACATGGGAATTACCTCGTTTGGGTTCGGAACGGAGCGATGGAAGTCCCGGTTTTCGCCGTGACGACGTTTTTGCGATTCAGAGCTGCAGCACCCGCGGCACGCGCCGTTGGCCCAGCATCAGTTCGGTCAACGCCCAGACCAGCGCGTCGGCGCGGTCGGGGCTGCGGCCGGGGCCTTCGTAGCCGCCGCCCGCCATCAGCCCGCACAGCTGGTCTTCCAGCGCGGCGAACAGCGCGGCGTGGCGGACCCGCCCGGCCTCGTAGAGCGCCGCCACCGGCTCGGCGCGCGCCACCTTGCCGCGGCTGGCGTGGACCAACCTCAAGGGCAGCGAAAACTCCGCCGCGCGCAGCACGCTGGCGACCATCGCGCCGCCCTGATTGGCCTCGGCGACGACCCGGTCGGCGCTCCAGCCGCGCGCCGCCTCGGCCACTGCGCGGGCCCAGCGTTCGGGCGAGGGCCGCGTCAGCGAGCAATCGGCGAGCACCAGCGCCACTCCGTCGGCGCGCAAGCCCGCGACGACGATACCGCATTCGTCGCCATGGCTCGAGGCGGGCGGATCGACCCCCACCACCACCCGCAGCAGCGCGGGCCGTGTGTCCTCCGCGCCTTCCGCGCGGCCCGGTTCGCTCCGACATCTTTCGAGCAGCGAGCGCGACCACAGCGCCCCCTCGACATCCTCGAGCAGCTCGCCGAGCAATTCCTGCCGCCCGAGCGTGGTGCCGGCGAATTCGCGCTGCACCGTATCGAGGAACCCCGGCGGCAGATTGTCGGCATTGGCCGCGGTCGGCCCGCCGGTCAGCGCGATGGCATCCTGCGCGATCAGCCGTCGCAGCAGCGGGACCGCGCGCGGAGTGGTGGTCGCCGCGACCCGCGGGTCGCGCCCCAGCCGCAGTCCCAGCAGCAGATTGTTCCACGCCGCCTCGGCGCGCCCGCCGCTCTGGTCCCATTTGGCGATCTCGTCGCACCAGGCGTGGCTGTGCTGCGGCCCGCGCAGGCTCTCTGGCTCGGCGGCGGAATAGAATGTCGCGCGCGCGCCATCGGGCCACACCAGCTGCCGCCGCGAGGGCTCGAAGCGAGGGCGTGCTCGCGGCGAGGCGATCGCCAGCAGCCCGCTCTCGCCCTCGACCATCACCCGCCGCGCCTCGCCCAGCGAGGCAGCGACCAGCGCGATCCGCGCGGTGGGATCGGCCTCGGCGATGGCGCGGACCCATTCGGCGCCCGCGCGGGTCTTGCCGAAACCGCGCCCCGCCATGATCAGCCACAGATGCCAGGCCTGCTGCGGGGGCAATTGCCCGTCATGCGCCCAGAGCTGCCAGTGCCGGTGCAGCGCGGCGCGATCGCCATGCGGCATCCGGCGCAGTTCGGCGCGGCGCTGCCCGGGTTCGAGCGCGAGCAGCGCCTCGGCCCGCTCAGACCGGCTCATGGTGCTGGCTCTCGATGACGGGTTCGGGCGAGACGTCCGACACATGATCGTGCGCGAGGATCAGCGCATTGGCGGCGCGCCGATTGCGCATGTCGTCGATGAAGGTGTCGATCCGGTCGAACACCGCCTGCTCGTCCTCCTCCTCCTCGCGGAAGGCGCGCTCGCGAGCCACGGTCTCGCGATGCGCGGCGAGCAGCCGCAGCGCCGAGGCGACATCCATTTTGCGCGCCGGTTCGGGATCGCGCAGATAGCCCAGCACCTCCATCTCGAGATGTTGGTAGCCCTCGATCAACGCCGCCAGCCAGCGCTGCGCGAACGCCGGGTCCTCGCGGCGGAGCGCATAGGCCCGACCCGGCACCACCCTGGCGCGCCAAGCCGCGGCGGTGACGTTGGAGGTCTCGGCCAGCGCCTCCAGGAAGCGCTCCTGCCAGCCGGCTTCGACGGTCCGCGCGCCGCGCCGCCTGCGGACCACGCGCCCGATGGCGATTCTTGTGTCCGCGTAGCGTTGCGCGAAAGCAGGGTTGCTGCTGGCGCGGTTGTAGACCGTGGTGGGGTGGATCCCGGTCAATCTGGCTGCCGCGGCGACAGACAGACCGCTGCGCAGCGCGGCAAAGAATCCGGGCTCCCACGGGCGCGGCTGGTCCTTGGCTGGGGTCGTGGTGTCGGTCAT